AAAATCATAATATCAAGGAGATTTAAAAAAACCGATGCATGTGTATTACCTAAATATTGAGGGTAGATTAAAAAAAAGGGATTTAGAAGGTATTAAAGGTTTAGACTTAGATAGGTTTGATATCATTGGATCTCAAGAAGGTAAAATACTTAGTGGAGAGGAATACCTATCTATCGGAGAAAGAATTATTAATGAAGAACCGGGATCTATCGTTATTATAGATTCTTATTCTGCTTTATGCACAGAAGCTGAAATAACTTCAGAAATGTCTAAAATGCAAAGAGCAGATGGTGCTAAGCTTTTGGCTAAATTTTGCAGAAAGGTAGCCAATGTTATTCCTGTTAATAGAAATATAGTAATTGGTATTACTCACTTAATGGGTAATCCTACAGGATATGGTGCTGAATTTAAAGAGAAAAGCGGTCAAGCTATAGCTTACCAAACAGACATTAAACTGAGAGCAAAAACCTTCAAGCCTTGGACATTAAGCGCCGATAATACACAAATAGGACAAACAGTAGATTGGCAAGTAATATGTTCTGCTTTAGGTCCTCCTGGTGGTGTTACTACTTCATATATTAGATATGGTGCTGGTATAGATAAAATTACAGAGATTATGATGTTAGCTATTGATATCGGTTTAATTACTAAAGGTGGAGCGTGGTATAGTTTTGATATCGATGGAGAAAAACAAAAATTTCAAGGAACTGAAAAACTTAGAAACTTCTTTGTTGACAATCCAAAAGCATATGATATAATACTGTTACAGACAAAAGAAGCCATGGGACTAAAATGAAAACTATTGGTTTAGATGGTAATGAGTTTAATATGACTCTAACAGGCTTAACCGCCAAGAGTAGTTTAAACAACAAATCCAGTTTCCATTTATCTGCTAGAAATTTATTAAAAGATATATACCCAACTTTACAAGTTATAGAAGAAGTATCGATACAAATACGTAAATCTGAAACTCTTTATATGGATTTTTTTATACCTATGAGTAAAAAATGTATTGAGGTTCATGGAGAGCAACATTATGAATTTATTCCTTTTTATCATAGAAGTAAAATTGATTTCTTAAAACAACAAAAAAGAGATAGAGATAAAAAAGAGTGGTGCTATATTAATAATATCACATATATAGAATTACCTTACAATAAACAAGAAGAGTGGTTAGAGATTATTAACAATGCCTAAAACTAGTAAAGAAGAACTTGAATATTGGGATCAAATCCTAGATGAATATGAAAATTCCGTGGGTTTACCTAACGTTGCTCAAAATGCTGACAACTGTAAAGAATTAGATGAATATCTTAATATGTCTAGAGATGTTATAGAAAAACTTAATCCAGAAGATTGCGCTCAAATATCGTATAGATTAGGACAAGTTGCGTTTCACGTTCAAAGAACTTTAAATCGTGAAATAGCTAGACATAATTGGGCAGAAGATTCTGTTAAACTTGTTATAGCAGAAGATCTAAACAATTATAAAGGTTATGGATATATTGAAAAATTTTACCAAGCAGTAAAAAATAACGATAAAGCCACTAGTTTATATAAAATACAGAAATATGCCAAACAGAGAATGGATAGGTTAAGTTATTTATCGAATAGTATAAAGAATCTTTCCGATATTATTCTCGCAATACAAAGGAATAAGGTGAAAAATGCCAATCAATCCTGATGATTTATTAAAAAATCCAGAACAAATTAAACAATTGATTACGCTTCTTAGCGGATTGCTTCCAGAAGAACAACCTGCTAAAGATAATCCTAAAAAAACTCGTAAGAAAGCAACAAAGAAAGTTGCAAAAAAAACAACTCATAGAACAGCTAACGCTAAACATTCAACAAAGCAAAACGCTAGCGCAAAAGAAAATAAATTTTTAGACATGCCAGAGGCAAATATGTTTAAGGAAGACCCAAAGATTGCTAAAAAGCTATATCAACAACCGCCTATGAAAAGAAGACCCCAAAAAAGAAAAATTACAGCAACGTGTAGAATTTGTGGTAAAAGAGAAGAAATTTCTGCAAGTTTATTGCATGGTGATGCTGGAAGATATAAATGTAACAAATGTTGTTCTAACGCAGGTTAATTGGTAGTAAAAATGAAAGAAAATACCTTATCAGATCCCTCCGCAGAAAGAGCTGTGTTGGCCGGTCTTTGTAGATATGGCGAAACATCTTATTTGGATATAGCTGACTTGATTTCTTCATCGTCTTTCACTATAGATAGCAACCAGTTAATATTTAGTTGCATCAAGCATATCTATGAACATTCCGAGGTGTCTAATATAGATTTAGCTTCGTTGTTATCAGCTTCTCAAGAGCTTGGCTGTTCGGATATTTTAACAGCTAAGGAGGAGGCTCTGCATATTAAAGCGATTCTAGTATTTCCTGTAGAGTCTTCTAATGTAAGAAGATTTGCTATTAAGATACGAAAACTAGAAATAGCTAGACTTATTAAAGATCAGCTACACTCAGCACAAACTGAAGTAGATAGTATTAGTGGTTCTGAATCTATTACAGACATACTGAATATAGCAGAGAATAAGGTTTTTGATTTAGGTAAGTTATTAGGTGAGAATAATAACGAACCAGAATCTATTGGTGAACATATTGATGAATATATACAAAATTTAGAAGATAACCCTATAGAACAAGTGGGTCTATCTACTGGTTTTCCCACATACGATAAAGCTATAGGCGGAGGTCTGCGTAAATCTACAGTTAATGTTATAGCCGCTAGACCTAAAACGGGTAAAACACTTTTAGCGGATAACATGGGACATTTTTTGGCTGCTAATGGTATACCTGTATTGAATATGGATACTGAAATGACAACTGAAGATCATATAAACCGTGTTCTAGCCATGAAAACAGAAATAGATATGTCTACTATTGAAACTGGTAAATTTAAAGACTCTAATGATCTTAAAACTAAAATATATGAAGCTAAAAAAGAACTTAAAGAAACAAAGTTATATTATAAGTCTATAGCTGGTAAACCTTTTGAAGAACAGATAGCTATTATGCGTAGATGGTTAATAAAAGAGGTTGGTCTTAATGATGATGGTAGTGCCAAAGATTGTGTAATTTTTTATGATTATGTAAAACTCATGGATACTCAAGGCATGTCTCAAGACCTTAAAGAATACCAACTTCTTGGTTTTATGATGACACAATTACATAATTTTGCCACAAAATATAAACTACCCATAGTAGCATTTGTGCAATTAAATCGTGACGGCATTACGAAGGAAAGCACAGATACTGCCTCTGGTTCAGATAGAATTATATGGTTGTGTAGTAACTTCAGTATCTTTAAAAGAAAAACAGATGAAGAGATTGCAGAAGACGGCCCAACAGGAGGAAACAGAAAATTACTACCTTTAGCAAGTAGACATGGAGCGGGTTTAGATGACAATGACTATATCAATTGTCATATGAAAGGGTGGTGTGCTAAAATTACAGAAGGTCAAACAAAACTAGAACTGTCAAACAACCCAAATTCTAACAATAATACTTTTAAGATTAACGATAATAATGACGACAATACAAACTATGACCCAAAAGAAGAAATACCGTTCGTATAGCCAAAGTGAAATTAAAGCTATATGCGATGATCTTTGCGATAACTTGGATGTTCTTTGTGAAATATTTGAGTTAGACTGTAAAGAAAGTAATAAAATGCTAACAATGTCATGCCCTATACACGGTGGAGACAATCCCTCAGCTTTGAATCTTTATCATACAGGAGAAGATTATCGTGGTAACTGGGTTTGTAGAACCCATCATTGTGAAGAAATCTTTCAACCTTCTATTATAGGTTTTTTACGAGGTGTTTTATCTGTTAGAGAAAATAATTGGTCACAAAAAGGAGATGAAACATTTCCATTTAATAGAACTCTAGAATTTGCCCTTAAAATATTAAATAAAAATATTAAAGATATCAAAGTTAAAAAAGTCAATAAAGAAAAAATTAATTTTATTAAACATATTCAAACGATAGAGCAACCTGAAATAAAAACTATTGGTAAAGTTACAAAAAATTTGATAAGAAAGACCCTACAGATACCTGCAAAATACTATATCGATAGAGGATTCTCAGAAAAAATACTAGATAAATATGATGTCGGTTTATGCGATAATGTCAATAAAGAAATGCATGATAGAATTGTTGTACCGGTATATAATCAAGATTACACATTTATGGTTGGTTGTACAGGTAGGAGTATACACGAAAAATGTGATAAATGCGATTATTACCATAATCCTTCTTCCGATTGTGTAGATGGTAAATGGGCATGGAAACATTCTAAATGGAAACATAATAAATCTTTTAAATCCAAAGACCACCTTTACAACATCTGGTTTGCAAAAGATTATATAATGAAATCTGGCACAGCTATAATTGTTGAAAGCCCAGGTAATGTATGGAGATTAGAAGAGGCTGGTATACACAACTCAATAGCTATTTTTGGAACATCATTAAGCGATAGGCAAAAAATGCTATTAGATTGTTCTGGAGCTATGTCTTTATTAGTATTATTAGATTCAGATCAAGCAGGTCAAGATGGTATAAAAAAAATACAAGAAAAATGTTCCAGAACCTATAATATTAAAACTATAGAATTACCTAAAGACGATATAGCTGAAATGACTGTAGAAGAAATTAAAAATATTATTACACCGGAGGTTTCCAATGTTTAAAATTATAGCTTTCGCTGGTAGAAAACAATCTGGGAAAACCAGTTCGTGTGAATTTGTACAAAGCATTTACGACACGCCATTGACTAGCAACACAGCTAAAATATATAATTTCGCAGATCCTTTAAAACAAATGTGTATGGATATTTTTGGTTTAAAACGCCATCAATGCTACGGCACAGATGATCATAAAAATGAATTAGTGAATTGCTATTGGCCTGGAACAAATGCAGAAATGACCGCCAGAGAAGTTTTACAGTATGTTGGAACTGATGTGTTTAGGTCTATGCAAAATAATGTTTGGGCGGATTCTACTATAAGACTCATTGAAAAAGAAAATCCGAATCTCGCATTAATTGCAGATTGTAGATTTCCCAACGAAGTTGAAGCAGTTAAGTCTGTAGGAGGTTTAGTTGTTAAATTAAATAGAAATCTCTTTAATTCACAGCACTCAAGTGAAAGTGCTTTAGATGAAAATAATTACGATCAGTCTAACTTTGATTTAGTTATAGATAATACAAACTTATCTATAGAAGAAAAAGAAGGACAGATACACAATCTACTCATACAAGAAAAGGTGATATCATTATAATTACATACTTCAGAAGCTCTTCGTATGGTACCCATAATATGTGTGAGCAGCAATATTTTATCGAATATGTTCTTGGTAGAAGGGGTTTATCAAATAAAAAAGCAGACAAGGGTACTATAGTTCATAAAGTATTAGAAATATTAGCTTTAATGAAAAAAGGCATACAAGATAAAGAACCATCAATAGAAGATGAGATCATAGGTAATATAGACCTAGATAAATGCGATATGTTTGATAATAAATATGTTTTATATTTATGTAACGCCGTCTACGACTATTACACATCCCAATTTACACATCATGAGTGGTATGAAAAAGACAGAAAAGATTGTACCGAATGGGTCAGCAAGACTCTTAGGGGAAACAATAGGCTTTTTGATCCTAGATTAAGGAATGTGTTTAGAGCTGAACAACATTTTGATATACCTATTGAAAAAGAGTGGGCAAAATATACTTACGACAACAATCAACAAAAATTAGAAGGTAATCTTTCTATCAAAGGAACAGTTGATTTAATTACGCAAGTATCTGAGGACACTCTAGAAATCATTGATTGGAAAACAGGTAGAAGATTAAACTGGGCAACAGGTGAAGAAAAAACACAGGAAAAATTAGAACAAGATCCTCAATTAAGAATATATCATTATGCTATTCATAGATTGTTTCCAGAATTTAAACATATTATTATGACTATTAATTTTATGAACGACGGAGGACCATTCTCTGTATGCTTTGATAATGAAGATAACGCCGTACATGCAGAATATATGATTAGACAAAAATTCGATAGAATTAGGAAGACCACAAAACCCAAGCTAAGTAAAACATGGAAGTGTAGTAAATTATGTCACTTTGGTAAAAATACTTTCTTGAATGATCCAGAAGTATCGCCTATGATAGAGTACAGAGATGGGCAAAGAAGCCCTAAAGACGGCCTTATGACACAATGTGAACAACTCAAGCATGATACAGAGTTAAACGGAATGAATTATGTTGTTGATAATTATACCATGCCAGGACATTCAGTTGATAAATATAAAGCCCCAGGAGAAGTTTGATGTACATCCCTTTACATGTGCATAGTCATTATAGCTTATTGGACGGGCTCTCCAAACCTGAACAAATAGCCAAAAGATGTAAAAAGTTAGGCTTTAAGTCCTGTGCTATTACAGATCATGGTACTATATCTGGAAATGTAGATTTCTATAAAACCATGAAGAAAAATGATATCAAACCAATTATGGGTTGCGAGTTGTATATTACCAATAGCGACGCATCAATAAAAGATAAAAATAAAAAATCATTATCACATCTCGTAGTCCTTTGTAAAAATTATGATGGCTGGCAAGATCTGATTAAGATAGTATCTTTATCTAATAACGAAAAATATTTTTATCATAAACCAAGACTCGATATTCAAATATTAAAAAAAATAATAAATAAACAGAATTTGATATGTATATCTGGACATCCGGGTTCTACTCTAGGTAATGAAATTTATAGTTTCGAAAAAGAATCCTTAGTAGACAATTGGCAAGATAAAGGATTAAAACATATTGAGCAATTGCAAGAGGTATTTGGTAAAGACAATGTCTATGTAGAAATACAGCTTATGGACACAGATAATACCCATCAACAAACTATTGGTAAAAATCTAAGACAATTAGCAATAGATAATAATTTACAAAGAGTCGCTACTATAGACGCTCATTACTGTGAAATGGCGGATGCTGTAGATCAAAGAGTTTTGTTATGTAGTTCTTTAAAGACAACACTTCCTGAAATATCAAAAAAAATAATAAATGAAGAAAAAGTTCCCTTGTCATCATTCTTTACTTCCGATAAATATTATATACTTTCGGCTGAAGAGATGTCTGAAATACACGACAAGGAAGAATTAGAAAATACTCTAAAAATAGACAGTCTTTGCGAGGACTACAATATATTAATCTCTCCACAACTTCCAGATTTTAGATGTCCAAACAAACAAACCCCCATAGAATATATTCGAGAATTATGTAGAATAGGTTGGAAGCAAAAAATAAAAGACATAATACCCAAAGATAAACATCAAATATATGTAGATAGGGTTAAGAAAGAATTTGAAGTTCTAGAAGCTGCAAACCTTGCAAGTTACTTTTTAATTGTCAGAGATATTGTAGAATATGTTAAATCTCAAAACTGTTTGCCTGGTCCCGGTAGGGGTAGTGCTGCGGGATGCTTGGTTTCTTATTTGATTGGTATCACAGCAATTGATCCTCTTAAATATAATTTAATTTTCGAAAGATTCTATAACACAGGCAGAAACACTAAATCTCATATATCTATGCCCGATATTGATGTAGATGTCCCTATCGAATATAGAGAATCTATCATTAATTATATTAAAGATAAATACGGCAATGACAAAGTTTCTCAAATGATAACTTTTAATACACTTAAAGGTAGAGGGGCTCTGAAGGAAGTTTTAAGAGTATACGGTAATATTTCTTTTGAAGAAATGAATCGTATAACTAAAAATATTCCTGATGAAGCTAAAATTGCAGACGAATTACAGGAAATGGAAGATGCTTCCATTATCAAATGGTCTTTGGAAAATAATTCTAAAAAATTAAAAGACTGGTGTTATATAGATGATAAAGGAGAATTGCAAGGTCCTCTTTCAAAAAGGTTTGAACAAGCAATCAGGCTTGAAGGGTCGAAATATAATCAATCTAAACATGCTGCTGGTATCGCAATCGCTAATAACGAATTAAGCTCTATATGTCCTATGTTATGGGATACTAAGACAAAACAAAGTATCGCTGGTTTCGAAATGGGAGATCTAGAATCTATAGGTGTTATTAAGTTCGATATTTTAGGTATCGCTTTACTTGATAAAATAATGCACACTCAAAGAACACTAAAAATAAAGGCTATAGTATGATAGATTTTTCTAAACTAAAAACTGGACAAAGATTTACATATAAAAATAGAGAGTATCTGAAGGTACCAGAAATAAAAAAAAGTTGTTGTGAAATACAAAGTAATGCTGTCGATTTAGAAAACAACAAAAATGTTTTATTCGAATATAAAAAGAAAGTAGAAGAGATTAAATGATTAAAAATAAAATTTGTGTCTTTGATTTTGAAACAGATGGCAAGGATCCATCGCTGTGCAGCCCTGTTCAACTATCATCGGTGATGGTAGACCCAATTAGATTAGAAATCATTGATAAATCTCAGTTTAATACATTTATCAAGCCCGAAAAACTAGAAGACTGCTCTATAGATAACCCTTATACTGATTCTGATATTTTAGATTGGCACGGCAAGGTTAAATCGGTATCGGCAGCACAGATTTTAAAAGACTGGAAAAAATATCCGGAACAGAAACAATCATGGGCTCAGTTTGTATCATATTTAGATAAATATCATTATAAAGGTTATGGCGGTAAAAAATCACAGTTTACAGCACCTATAGCTTGCGGGTATAATATACTCAGGTTTGACATGACTATTGTAAATAGGCTAAGTCAAAAATATGATAATACTAATAGGGAGGGAGAGACTTGTCTATTTCACCCCAGGGATAAAATCGACTTATTACATGTGATGTTTATGTGGACAACCTATATCTCCGAAGTCAAATCGTTATCTCTGGATAATATGAGAGATTATTTAGGTCTTAGTAAGGATAATGCTCATGACGCTATTAAAGATGTAGAAGATTGTGCTAATATCTTGATTAGATTTTTAAAACTTCATAAAAGCTTGAGTCAAAAAATTAAATTTAAGGATGCGTTTAAAACATGAAACATATATCTTTTAATGAGTGCAACTGCTGTTTTGATGTAAATGCTGATGGTGGTATCGATATAGATATTGATATAGAGAAAATAGACTTGGATTGTCCACAAACATGGAGACTAATAGCTGAAGGAAACACTAAGGGGTGTTTTCAGTTAGAGTCTAGGTTGGGTCAAATGATGTCTAAAAAACTTAAGCCAGAAAATATAGAACAATTATCAGCGCTAATTAGTATCATGCGACCGGGTTGTTTAGAGGCTTACAGAGATGGTAAATCTGTTAGCAATCATTATATAGATAAGAAAAATTTACAAGAGGAGATAGATTTCTTTCATCCTTCTTTAGAGCCTATTTTAAAAACAACATATGGAGAAATGGTATATCAAGAACAAGCGATGCAAATATGTCAACATGTAGCAGAATTTGACTTGACAGAAGCAGATAAGCTACGTAAAGCTATTGGTAAAAAGAAGCCAGAAGAGATGATGAAAATTAAAAAACTTTTTATGAAAAAGTCATCAAGTGCCAAAATTATCAATAAAGATGAGGCTGAGCAGATTTTTGGTTGGATTGAAAAATCTCAAAGATATTCTTTTAATAAAAGCCATGCTGTTAGCTATGCTTACAACGCCTACCTGTCTGCTTATGTTAAAGCTCATTTCCCTAAACATTTTTTTGCATCTTACTTAAAATTTGCTAAAGATAAAATGGATCCTTTGAGAGAAATACAAGAGCTTATAGGCAATGCTAATCAGATGGATATAGAAGTATATGGACCCTCTATCCAACAACCCGAAAAAGATTTTTTTATATCTACTAAAGGTAATATATGTTTTGGTTTAACAAATGTTAAAGGAGTTGGCAACTCTGTTTTTGAAAAAATAAAAGATTTATTATCTAATATAGAATTAGACAATATAACATTTATTGAATTATATTATAAATTTCTTAGACATATCAACTCTACAGCAGCTAAAGCCTTAATATCCGTAGGAGCTATAGATAATATAACTATATCAAGAAATCGTATGCTATTTTACTATGATTGTTTAAATAGTTTGACAGATAGAGAGCTTACTATAGCTGAACAATTTATTGATAAAAACACAGAGATATCGTTAATACTTGATAAATTAATAAATAATGACGTAAAAAAAATTACAGCTAAAAGAAAAAACATAATATCTTCCATTATTAAAAGCATTAACAACCCTCCTTACAATCTTGACGATACTCCTGAATGGATAGCAGATAACGAAAAGTTTCATTTGGGGACCTCTTTAACATGCCATAAAATAGATGGGTGTGATATTTACTCGGCTAATTCTGAATGTAAAGATCTAAATAATGATAAATGTCCCAAAACACCTATCGTAGGCGCAGAAGTTAGTGATATTAATGTTATAAAAACTAAAAGAGGTTTAAATCCGGGACAAGAAATGGCTTTTGTTAAAATTGCAGATTCTACAGGAATCACCGATCTTGTTATATTTCCAGAAGAATACATCAAATATAAAGATTTACTGATAGAAGGTAATACCGTATTAATAACTTTAGATAAATCTAAAAATCGTGATTCTTATATTGTTAAGAAATGTTGGCAAGTCTAGCTTGACTACGACTAGATCTCGCCGTATAATAAATGTAGTCAGCAACCCTTTACTTTATAGATTGGAAGGAATTTATTATGAATTTAGTAATTTTGAGAGGTAACCTCGCTAGAGATCCTGAGATTAGATATGTAAATCCGTCAGGTAAAGAAACCGCCGTAGTAAATTTTACTGTAGCTGTTTCTAGAGAATTTACTAAAAATAATGGAGAAAGAGATAAGGTTACAACTTTTGTTAATTGTGAAGCATGGGATACTGGGGCAGAGGCTATTGCCTCATCTTTCAGGAAGGGAGACTTAGTTATGATTGAAGGCTCTCTTAGAAATGACTCCTGGGAAAAAGATGGTGTAAAACGATCAACCATGAAGATCAGAGTAAATAATTTTGCTCGAATTCAAAAGGTTGCTAAATCTAGCAATAAGCCCACAACTAGTGGTACGACAGAGACTACCGAGGAAGCAGTTGCTTTTTAGGTTTTAGTGTGTTGTTGTTGATGTGTGGGGGTTTATTAATATGATAGGCCCCCATACATTTTTTATATACTCAACATTATTATATTTATTAATATGAAAAAGAAAATACTTTTTTGCACCGAATCGGGTCAAGTAAACTCTGGCTATGGTAATTATACTAAATCTATACTGAGTAGATTATATAAAACCAATAAATACGATATAGCGGAACTCTCCTGTTATAGAACAGTGGAGACTTCAAAAGCAGAATCGGAAAAATGGAAGATCTACCCCAATGCAGTAGACCAAAAAGACGAAAGATTTAATTCTTATTCATCTAATTTTTCTAATCAATTTGGTCAATGGCGTTTTGATCTAGTGGTGGCGGATTTTCAACCAGATATTGTTGTAGATTTCAGAGATGTGATGATGGCTCTTTTTCAAAGAGCTTCTGTTTTTAGAGAGAAATTTCACTGGATATTAGCACCAACGATAGATAGCTTCCCTGTTCGAGCAGAGTGGTTGGATTGTATTAAAAACTGCGACACCCTATTAACTCATACCCTGTGGGCAAAAAAAGAGATAGAAAATAGATATAATCTAAGGGTTGACGGTGTCGTAAAAGATTCTATAGATACTGATATTTTTAAACCTCAAAACAAAATCACAGTACGTCAAAAACATAATATTCCTCTTGATGCATTTGTAATAGGGAGTGTTATGAGAAATCAGAAAAGAAAACTCATACCAGACGTATTAGATGTGTTTTCTCAAATTAGCGCCAAGCATGACAATGCGTACTTATATTTACATACCAGCTACCCAGAGACTCATGGTTGGGACATACCAGAGCTTTTATTAAGATACGACATTTGCAATAAAGTCTTTTTCACATATTTTTGCAAAAAATGCAAGAATTGGCAACCTATGGTTTGGAAAGGTGAAAAATCTATCTGTCCTAAATGCGGTAATAAATCCATGATATTATCGCAAGTATCTCATGGGGTCGAAGATGTAGATTTATGTCAGATATACAATATATTCGATGTATACTTACAATACGCCATATGCGAAGGATTTGGTATACCTCCTTTAGAAGCAGCGTCGTGCGGGATACCTTTTATTAATATAGACCACGGAGCAATGCAAGAGCTTGCAGAAGATTTAAGTTGTGCTTCTGTGAGCGTGCAGTCATTATTTACAGAGCAGGAAAGTAGTGCTATAAGAGTTTTACCCAACAACAAAGATTGTGTAAAGATTATAGAAAATTATCTAAACATGCCACATATAGATATGTTAGATATTAAAACTAAAATAAGGCAAAGTGTGTTAGATAAACACTCATGGGATAAGACTTGTAATATATTTGAAGAAATTTTTGATAATACTGAGAAACTATCATATAAAAGATGGAAACCTTTACCTGGTTCCTATTTCGATCAAATCAACAAGTCCGTACCAGATCTAGAGAATAATCGTGAGTTTATATACTACATTATAGATAATATTATTCAAGAGCAATCTCTTAAAGATAGTTTTTTTATACAGCAAATGGTTAAAGCTCTGGATTTAGGTTATATTCTAAACGGAGATAATCAATCTCAACCCTATGGTAGAGAAGATGCTAAAAAAGTATTGGAAGTATGGTTTAATAATAAAAAAATGCTTAATGGATTCTTAAAAGATCGAAATATTATTGCTCAAAAAGACTTTCTTAACTATTAAAAGACAATATGAAGAATATACTATATATAGGACCCTATAAAGAAAATACTGGTCTGGGAAGATCTGCTAGAAGATACATAGATGCTTTAGGCTATGATTTTGATATAAACTTATCTATTAGGCCCATATATTTTACTCCCTACTTAGATAATAGTAACGAAGCAGGTAAAGACTATGTGGAATTTGAAGATAATATCAGTCAAAATTATGATATGGTTATTCAGCATGGTTTTGCTAATTGTTTTGAATATAGAGAAGAATTTGGTGAAAATGTATGCATACCTATAGTAGATACATACAATATTGGACATACGGGATGGGCTGAAAGAATCAATATGATGGATAGGGTGATTGTTCCTTCTGTTTGGTCTCGTCAATCTATTCTAGATGCTGGTGTAAATATTAAAACCAATATAATACCTGAGCCATTTAATATGGAGCATTTTAATAAAGATCATCCTGATCTATTTGATAATCAAGATAATGATTTTGTTTTTTACTATATTGCGAAACATAAAGATAAAAATAATATAAAAGCTTTAATAGCGGCTTTTTTAATGGAGTTTACTAAAAACGATGATGTTAAGTTGTTAATTAAAACTGATATGCAGGGTTTTGATGATCAGGAAAGTGAAAGAATGATAGCCTATGACATAAAGCAGATAGAAAGGTCGCTAAGAATAGATGCTAAAACATCCCAAATACCAAGAATTATAGTAGGGCATTACGAACAAGAATATATTATGAGAATGCATAACCAGTGCGACTGTTATGTAGATGTTTGTAAAGCTCAAAATTTTGGAGCAAGCTCTATAGAATCTATGTTATTTGATAATATTACAATAGTAAATTCTGGAACCGGTGCCAATACATATATTAATAACCAAAACGGTATCGAAATAGAAAGCATATTAACGAATGTGTACAGTAAAGACTTTTATATGGAAAATACATTCACAATATATGAAAAGTGGAGAGAGCCATTCTTAGATTCAATCAGAAGCTCTATGCGAGAAGCATACGAAATGGATCAAAAACAAAAACAAGATAAACTTAATAATTTTGATAAACAAATATTTACAGAACAACACTTTTTAAAAGAGCTTTTTAAATGAACTCAGTATCAGGAATACTTTCTAGAGAATACATAACAAAATCAGATAGTATAAATATATTATGGACTAATGTAGATAATATATTATTTGAAGATAAAATTAAAAAACTTAAACATAAATTAATTACTATGGATCAATTATATTTCGGAAAAGAAATACCTCAACTCATAGTGTGTAATAATAAAATCCTATATCACCAAACATGTAAAAATATATCAATACAATTTCATATACCTGTATTATTAATAGATCATTTAAAACAACCTTCTACAATGACGAGTGATAAGGAAAGCTCTATCATTAGATATGACCTACCATGCTCTATAAATGTGGCCATGTCAAAGGAAATAGCAGAGTCTTGGGAAAAATCAACTCGGTATGACTACGTATTAGAATCAAAAGATTATGATCAGGCTATGTGGTCTGATATTATATTCAAAACTTCAAAGAGAATATTTAAGTATTATGGATAAAAAATCAATATTATTTCACGTTGCCGAACAGGAGCTATCTCCTTCTAATAGTGACTATTGCCACATATCTAAAATAGATGAATATAAAGATAATAGTATTGATGAAATTATTATTCAAGATTTATGCGATTATTTGACCGAAGACGAGGTCCCTAACCTTTTGGGTAAAATATTTCAAAAACTTAATTCTAATGGTAATTTATATATACAAGCTTCAGATTTAAAGCAGTTATGTATTGCTGTTACTTTTAGTATGGTTGATGAAAATATAATTAAAAAAGTTTTATACCCTAATAAAAAATCAATACGCAATATGTCAGATATTCTTAAATATTTAAAAGATTTAGATTTTAGAGTCAGTAATAAAAAATATATTAACGTATTTGAATACTACATTAAAGCTTATAAACATGAATAAACAAACATGTTTTATATTATTAGCTAATCCTAATATATGTCAAAACATTACTAAAAACGATATCACCTATAAAATTGGTGAGGATTTTTTCTTAACCCATCAAATTAAAAATATATTAAAATTTCATCAAAGATCAAAAGTAATGGTGATTAGTGATGCAAAGTCTATTGCAGAAGTGCGGGAGGGGATAAAAACTAATAGAGTTAGTTACTTAGAACAATCTCATGATGACATGAGTAATGTTGGTAGTTATTTAAATAGTGCCATAGAGCAATTCCCTAATAGTCATATAGCAATAATGAACCTATGTATGTTTTTTAATCCCAATCTTATGTCTAATTTGAAACTTATGAGTACGGCAATTATGATTAGTAAACATAAGAAATTCGAATCGAAAATAGGTTGTACAGTAGACCGTGATAAAAAAGTAAACTTTGTATTTTATGATTTAGAAAATAAAGTATGTGAATTCCTTTATATACATAAAAAAGATATTCATGTTTTTAAACATATTATTAAACAATATAGTAAGAAGGGAATGTACCTATTTGAGATTATAAATACTCTGATACAACACGGGGTTGATATACAGGGTTATGACATTAATGAAGATATACTACATTTATATGATAGCAAACAACTAAAAAAAATTAAAAGATTGATAAAAAAATATGACACTTATTCTTTATAAAAACTGTATACAGAAAACAGACGATAATTTATTAAAAATATTTGAATTTATAACATCAAATATAAGCATTGGTTCTAGTATAGTTGTTTGTGATAAGTATGAAATTTATAAACAAAATATAGTTATTTTTCATACATTTTATTTACAGTATATAAACAAAGCATCAAGCTATATCATTGTTGCAGACAAAAAGGATGCTCAAGTACTTGTAGATTTAGGGTTCACTAAAGATAATATAATTTTATTATCAGAAGATGAAGGTGGGGATAAACTAAAAGACTATAGGACTGTATCTGTGAAACAAGAAGATGAAAATTTTATAAAAAGTATTCAGGAGATTATTAATGAGTAAATATGATTCATTAAACGATAAAGAAAAATTAAAAATTATTACAGACTTATATCTAGACGAGTCTAAAAGTTTTCAGGCTATTGCAAAACAATTTGATACTTATACTAATAAGATTTTGCGAGACGCAAAGAGACTTCATATACCAATTAGAAGTAAATCACAAGCTCAAAAGAATGCCTTAGAAAAGGGTGTTCATAAACATCCAACAAAAGGTAAACAAAGATCTCAAGAGGAAAAAGATAAAATAGGTACTAAAATTTTACAGAATTGGGCGAAGGCCGATCAGAAAACTAAGGACGAAAAAAGAGCAAAGTCTAAAATATTATGGGAACAAAAAAGCGAAGAGCAAAAAGCTGATATGCTTGCTAAAGCGAATGATGCTGTAAGAAATAGTAGTAAAATAGGCTCGAAGCTTGAACACTTTATCCTACAAGAACTTATCAAAGACGGATATAAAGTAGAATTTCATAAAGAACAAGTATTAGCAAATACTAAATTGCAAATTGACCTATTTCTACCTACAATGAATATAGCAATAGAGGTTGATGGTCCTTCACACTTTCTGCCAGTTTGGGGTCAAGATGTTCTCGATAGAAATCGAAAATACGACCAAAAGAAAAGCGGGCTTATCATAGGTAGGGGTTGGAAGTTAGTTAGAGTGAAGCAAACCAATGATTTTTCTAATTCTAGATCTTTAATGTTGTACCATAAACTTATTGAGGCGATTAATACTATAAACAAATCTTCAACTACATCTATAGAAATAGAGGACAAATAATGCCTAGAACTAAAGCGGTTAAAAAAGAAGAACCCACAACAACGACTAAGGCTACTAAACTAGAAGAGCCTAAAATCACAGATATAGGATGGACAGACCATGTTTTAGGTTTTTTATCGGAAGATGAGAAAATCAGTGGTAACCCAACAACCGATGGATTGAGGAGAATATTTGAATTAGCACTAGATTGTGTTATTATAGAATCTACATCAGAAGTTGTGCAGTCTCCTCAACCAAGTAATGAAAAAAGAGCTACTGTCATACACTCTTTAAGTTATTACCTAAACGATAAATCTTTAAACGATTCTTTGAGAATTAGAACTATTAATGGCGCAGCAGATGTATATTGGGGTAATTGCGACAAGGTTTTTCGAAATCATCCTGTTGCGGTAGCTGAAACTAGAGCAGAAGGTAGGGCATTACGACGAGGTTTAAGATTAAGAAAAGTTGTTGCTGCTGAAGAGGTTGTAGATACTACAGAAGACGACATCGGTGCAGATAATGTTACCAAAATTACTAATAATCAGATCAATTTTATTGATGTAATAGCTAAAAGATTAGATATTAATGTATTAGAAATTATTAAATCATTAGATATAAAAACAGATAATATAAAAAGCATATTGCATGGGGACGCTCTGAAGGTTATTAGAGAGTTATCTGGATATCAACAAAAAACAGAAGAAATACCTACTGTATTTCGAGGATACGTTAACAACTGGAGTATAATATGAAATTAAAATTTAAACCTAATGATAAATTGGAATTCGAACTAGAAGGAACTGGTCAGAAAGAGATTTTCAAAGAACTTGCAATGGTTCAAGAAATTTTTTCTGAAAAAAAATGTGGAGTATGTGGATCTGAGAATATCAAATTTGTAGTAAGGGTTGTAGATGACAACGAATATTATGAATTAAGATGCATGGATTGTGGCGCTCTTCTATCGTATGGCCAGCACAAAAAAGGAGGAACTCTCTTTCCTAAAAGAAAAGATGCAGATGGTAAATACCTTCCTAATAACGGCTGGTACAAATGGGAGCCTAATAAAAAATAATACTATTATCTCTTTATAGTATATTTTAAAGGCAGCAGTTAATTCTGTTGCCTTTTTTTTATACTTTGAAATGTATAAATTTATTCTATAAAATGCTCAGGAGGGGGTGTATAGCATTCAACAATATCTTCCCAAACTAAACAATCGGGACCACCAGTTTCAGACTTATGAACCAAAGCTTGATGCTTACCTTCTTGATATCCTTTAAGAGTCTGTAGACATTCTAAATTACACCAACACGAAGTTGGTATTGTTGTGTGAGGCGAAGGAACAGGAGTTGCTGTTGTACAACATAGCTCATTGGGGTCTTTATAAGCTCTACTACTTTCTAAAACGATATATCTATTATCGTCATAGTAAGCATAAACATGATCGCATTTACATAAGTCGATACCAAGAAAATCATATACTTTAATTTTAGTTTTAGTTAATGCAACTTTAATATTTCTGCCATCTTTATCCCATATATCATAATACTCGTAGAACGAAGCTGAACCAGCTTCTGGATCTATAAGCTCAGCTTCTGCGACACCAAATTTATTCAAATTTTGCGTCAATCTAGCTACCACAATTTTATTGGCTGGAGGAGATACCCAAACCCCTCTTTCTCTGTCCCATCTTAAATCTATAGGTCCTACAGGCCATGATTTGGGATTTTCAAGCCAATCTTTTAAAAACTTGTCTTTGAGTCCTTTTCTTCTAAACTTACCTCGTTCTGTGTTGTTAGCTGAGTCTATGGCGTTAGGGATAGGTTTTCCAGATGTGTCGTAACCCCAAGACTGTAGAGTTAAAGGTCCTCTTAAAGCATTATATCTAAAATTATCAAATTCTTGTCTATCGGTTTCATTTTCATCTAAAATAGTTAATTTAAAATCTTCATATGTTTCACCAGCACTAATTAAATACGCAATAAATCCTTTAGTGCTAGAATTAGATCTATCGTCCCAGCTACTTAACATGGTTCCCGAAGTAACACTATTTAAATATTGCTGATGTATGGGTAGGTCGTACTCTAATTCATTCATAAATTCAAAAGGAGGTATTTCTAATCTTGGTCTAGACTTAGGTGGTCTTCCAGGATCCTCATCATCTTCTTTATCCGACCATTCTGAATAATCGGCATCATAATTTGTATATAATGATAGTCTGGGTAGTTCTGCTTCTTGATCCTCTTGAGTTTTCGTGCTAATGCCTCCAAAAATTAAATCTAAACTTGATAAAGCTAATCTTTTAAAAGTATTTTCTTTAATATGTTCCCAACTATATGCTTTCTCCAACATAGAAAATGGTCTATTCTGTAAAATATTACCGTCAGAGTCTACAGATTTCTCAGGGATGTTTTGGTCAGTAGTGCTGTCTCTACATTTAGAACAAGGAGTCATCTCAACTGACGATCCATCATGTGAATCCGCACCTCCTTGCGCATTATCTTCTTTATCTCTGTAGAAAAATCCAGAAAATAAAATAACACCCGGACTACTTGATGATGTTGTAGCTCCTTTACCAGCATCTTCAGAAACGCCACTACTAACAGCACCATCAACATCAAATCTTCTAGCTTGTGCATCTTGTAATCTGATATCATTATTATTAATTAATTTATTTAATTCTAATTTTTGATCTTTAAAATATTTATTTAAATAAGACATCGATTGATAGCTTTTAGACCATAAATCCTTTAATGCTCTACCAGGACTACCGAATTTTGGAGTATATGTTTGAAAATTATAAGTAGTTGTATAACCACTTTCACCTATGCTAATACTAATATCAGTAAGAGTAGCCGCATTTTGTGCAACTATATGACCGAGATTATAAGAAGGTAATGCTGCTACTGTAATAGAACCAGATTCTTGCTTCTGTAAACCTCTAGGTCCATCATTTGCTATTAAGTTTCCATATACATCCATTCTAGTATAACCATCATCATTACCATCGCTAAATCTCCAAGGACATAATTCTTTATTAGGATCTACTATTGTGCCTCCAACTGGATTTGTTTGATGAAACCAGGGACCATATACAAATAAATTGCTTTTCATAGGACAGATAAAATTATCTGGAACTATAGAAGGCTTATTACTATTTAAAACATTAAATGCTGATCTATTAGGAACAGTACCGTTCTTAGTGTTATTTGGGTCATCACAAAATATATCCTGAAGAGCTGTATCAACATCACTGTAATGACTTTCAAATAAAGCCATCACAGCAATAGCGCCTTGACTCATAAGATTAGCCGGGCATAGCTCACCATCCCCTTTAATCTGCAATCTGGGGACAGCAGACATTTCTAGTAAAATATATTGTTTGTTATCATACTGATACAAGGCGTCTGATAAGCCAGCTTTAATAAATAAGTCTTCTCCCTGTTTATAAAAATTATCATCACTTAAAGAAGATAAATCAACTTCCCATGTATGATTATACTTAGAAACATTTTTATAATCTGATAGTTTAACAAAAGCGCCTATACGATTATCCGATTCTTGAAATAATAAAGTTTCAGAACCTACATTTAAACCTAATACCTGAACCTGTCCAGCATTTGGCCACGCCCCACCAGAAGCAGGAGAGTCGCTAGAATAATATAAACCACCCTCAGACTCAATTTTAATATTACCTGCTGGAATATTACCAAATCTATCTTTAATACAAACCCCAGCCGTATCGTCTCCTATTTGTATTAAGTATTGTTTTCCATAAAAATCACTATGTATACTAGAAATCCAAGCATGAGCTTGTTCTAATTTAGGGATATTAACAGCCGCATCTTCTTTAGCTATAGAGTTCATATGAGAATTCATAGCTCCAGTATTTTGGTTTAATGCTAAATCTTCAAAATTATCTGCTACTAGGTCACGCAGCTTAGCTAAGCCGTCAGCACCAAAAAGAGATTCAAAAACCTTATACCCAAAAAGCTCTGTTTGGTTGGCGGTAGGGGTTCCTATGTAAGAAGTCCAACACGACATACTAGCAGTGGCTAAAAGTTCTTCCTCTGTTAATGTAAAATCTGTAAAATTTAAACCAAGAGCTTTAGATATCATGGTACAATCATAATTCTCTATATATACTTGATCTTGCTCAGACATGAATATTTCAAAAGTGCCATTGGCTAATAACCTTTCACCAAAAAACATATTGACTGAACATGCCATACTTTAATCTCCTTTATATTCTGGTAATGGTGTTAGAGCTAAACCTGTAACAACCGGATCGTCAATGACACCAGTATCGGGAACGCCTCCAATTGTTCCGTCATTGGGTTTATTATCACAATCCCCCGCTTTATCTATTTGCATTAAATAGTGTATATTTTCTCCAATGACAAATTTTTTGCTTGGTTCATAAGCTGCTTCTTCACCATATCTAAAATCAATATTGGCTTCACCACCACAGTTACTTGCAGAGATAGTATTTAATAAAGTTTGTAAAGCTCCGGATGGAGGAGCAACTTTTTTACTAATAGGAACAGCTACAAAAGAACTGCCTTCAATTTGAATAAAAAAGTCATAACCAGCTTCCTGGCAAGCTTGATCTATTATGTTTAAAACATTAGAGTGCGTATCATTAATCTTTAAATATGCCGGACATATATCAATCACCTGAGACAAATCTATATTAAGCGTAACACCACAAACGGGTAATAAACATGATTGACCATTAAGAGCTCTTAGAATATACAGCATTAATATTCCGGTATCGTCTTTTAAAGACGCCATAAAGTCACTGCAACTGAATTCACAAATAGAAGGCTCCAACAAAGCTAAAACATTAATTAAATTAGGAGTATCAATATTACAGTAATAGTCATTTAGTATCACCGAAACATTTGTTAAACTTTGCCTACCATCAGTAAGTCTAACTGTCCACACCAAACCTGAAGAAGACTGTTGATAAGTATGATCAGCTAAAACACCAGTAAAATTAAAACCACCAACATTAATAGTATATACACAACCTAAAGAGCCATCATAAGGAGTACCACACTCTACTAATGTTAAATTTACACTAGACTCACTGGCACCAAAACCTAAATTACATGATATATTTACAATTTCACAATTAAAAGCTTTAGAGCTAGACATTACTATTCCTTTTCTAATACTATAGTTACTAATTCCTTAGGAGAATTTACGAAAAACACTTTTTCAACAGATTCATGTCCTTCGTGCTGTGCATATATTTTATACTTACCATATTCCAAATTTATAACCTTATATCCACAATCCTCTATAACATTACCTTCATCATCAATAATATCATAACAAGACTCTGAAGGAGATATATTAATTAATACCCCGTTTTTGAATTCTGGTGATGTAAATAATAATTTACTAGGAGTTTGATCATATCTATTCAGAAAACTAGGATCTAAATTATACTTAGATATAGCTGCTATCTTACAATTTTCCTGTTCTTCATCAAAAGAAGACATAATGTCGAATTCATAATATTCACCTGTATATATTCTATTATATTCATGCGCTATATTATACTTATCATAAACTTTAATTCTATACGTACCATGTGTTAAATTCTTTAAAATAATACTATTATTGTCTATATCATAAGTATCAACATTACCATCTGAATATAGAATATCTAACTTAAGAGTCTGTTTGTCCCCACCGTGAATTAAACAATGTAGTTCACCCATCTTATTATTATATTTTGTTGTTAAGCATTTAATTTGATTATTATTAAGTGATTTTCTATTATTTAATAATTTAAGAATATCTTCTGATTCAGAATTATCCCTATTAATAAAATTAATTACTGTAGAAGCATTAATATTGTCATACAATTGAGCCTGGTTATGTGCTTGATCTATACAAGTTTTTAGCGTATTTCCATCATTATCTATAATTTCTACTATATCATTATCATGAAATATATAATCATAAATATCTGATAATATAACAGAACCTACCAGCAATTTATTTTGATTATTAAAATTTATATCATGAGATAAAAGCAATGCTTCTGAATCATCACCATCTTCTATTATCAATTCAGAGTTCGAGCTTTTAAGAGCAGGTATTCCTGGATTAATATAAAAGTACTGATAATCAACACCATCTAGTGTTATATTTCCATAATTCATAATAATTTTTTGTTTACTATTAATATTTTTATGTTTTAAAGTAATTTTTTTATTTAATAAATATTTTATAGGTTTATCATAATTATTTAATAATATTAAATTATAGAAACTTTTTGATTTGATATTAGGATAAGTTGCTTTAAAACTATAATCAGCAGATTCTTTAGTTTGTACAATAATAGGAGGTGGTTCTGAAATATAGAAAGATTTATCTATAGAACATCCAACAGAGTCTGTTACCATTAGTTTATAATGATTACTTTGTAGTTTATTTTGAATATGATTTTGATTTATAATTAATGGATGATTGGTATCTTTTTGGGTAAACCAAGCTACTTTATATGGCTCAACACCTCCTTGAATTTTATAAAAAACATCTCCAGAAACACCACCATTATGTTTAATAGATTCCCAACCTATTTCAACTTTCATGGGTTTAATAGTTTTTATAATATCTGATTTGCTCAGTATGCAGTTATTACTATCTTTAATAGTTAATTTGTATTTTTTATTAGCTATAATATCATAAGATAAATGAGTATCGTTAGTTGAGACACTATCAGAATTTAAAGACACTTTATAAGGAGCCTGTCCTCCAGACCAACTAATATTTAAAACGCCCATATCATTTATACAATTTAAGTCATCTATTTGTACAAGATCGAGGGTTAGGTCGTTAAAGCATGTAATATCTATAATTTCTTTGTGGTTTTGATCTGTGCTAGTGTCGTATATATCCAATTCATATATGCCGCATTGTAAATTATTAACAGACATACCTTTACTATTTATCACAGCTGTTTCTGGTAAATTCAACCATGTCATGGATAAATTACCATTCGTTAAATCTGTGATAGATATAGTACCACTATATTCTGATAAGCAATTAGGAAAAGTGTAGTTTATTTCATATTTTTTATTCATATCCTATTTAAATTCCTTTAAGAACAATCGTATCTCTTGGTCCATTCCTTAGTTATTCTTAATACACCGGTATTCGAATAAGTTTTGGTTCTTTGTGTAATATACCAACTAGCATCAGCACCCTCTCCGTAAGCCTTACTATCAACTGCTCCTTCTAGACAACTAGAAATATTAGATAAATCTCTTGAGTCACAGCCTTGGTTTTCTACTTGAGCAGAACCTGTGCAACTAATTACTTCCTTGGTTGATGTGCCTAAATCTTGAGTTAAAGGGCCTGATGACCTGAACGGTATCACAAATTCTGCGAATACATCTGTGGGGTATGTGTGAGTACACTCCAACTCTACTTTAGCGGCTCCTACTATAGTACAGTTTTGAACAGTAGAGAACTCTGTAGTAAAAGAAACACTACCAGTACCAAAATTTCTAGTAACATTACTATTAACTTCTCTCATAGTACATTCTGTTTGATCCACCTGAGAAAAGCATATATTATAAAGATCTGATAATGAACAAGCATCTTCAATTTCTGCCTCTTGATAAGCGTTGGCAATAGAAGGAAAAGATGATTTCAAAGTGTTGTAAGCGTTAATAGCAACACCAACTCTATCAGTGCTTGCTCCATGAAAAGTTCCGTTACTAATAATAGAGCTAAAATCGTGAGCATGTAAACCCTCTATAGTACCAGAAATTACAACCACCCTACCAACCTGAGTGCTATCACTGCGAGAGTCTACACTAACATCTATAAAAACTTGAGGGAAAAGAGAGCCGGAAGGTCTCATTATAACCTCTCCAGAGGCACTAACAGTTCCGGTAACAGGGTCTACGTCTACACTTCTAACGTGAGCAAACTTTTGACCACTATGGTATGTGCTTAATTGACTTGAGATATTCGGAGTATTACCCAGACCGCTACTTATATTGCCATTGCTAATAGAATTAATTCTTCTTTGTAAAACCTGTTCTGCTGCTTCAATACCAACTAATTTACCGGCAGCAGAGCAACCCACAGCAGCCCCTGTTGCGCTAATAGAAAAATTATATTTGGCATGAGCTTTACCTACATAACTACCATTCATATTATCTGTTTCAAAACCATCATTATCTAAGTTTAATGAAACAGACTCACTCAAATCTTTAATAATTTCATTAGCAGTTACATGTGAGCTGGCGTTAGTATTAGGTCTAACAACTAAATCTGATTCATTAACATATAATTCTATTTCTATATTATATGTTGCAACTTGAACCCAAGTAGGATCAGGTCCTTCATTAGCGCTAATAGTTTTAATTGTACCATAACCATTTACTAATTGAGTTCCCCCGCAGTTAATATTTACATTTACACAATCCCCGGACTTACCTATAGCTAAAACATTTTTAACTGCACTCACAACCTCAGAGAAGCTATCACCTGTAACAGTTCCGTTCAAAGACACATTCATAACTCCACCCAAAACTAATTCTCCAGACCTAAACTGGTCTATAGAAATAGAAACAAAAGGAGAAGGTGATAAATTAGATCCGTTAACACTTACAGAAGCTCCTCCGGGAGTTATAGCCTGTGTAGATACATTTTCTGTGGTGGTTTCATTTTGAACTTTATACATTAAATATCCTTTTCTTTATATATAATATATATTATGGTTATTTTTTATCTTTGTCAACTTATTCTACCCAAATCAACTAATGTCTTAAGTTTAGCTGCTACCTGGCTTGCTAATTTATCCTCAGCATCTGGTGAGAGCTTATTAGATCCAGGAACATAGTCTATCTCAACCCTAATAGCATCACTATTCAACCTAATGGTTTCTGGGATGTTCGGTCCTTTAATCTCAATATTTTGCAGATCATTTAAGGATTTAGCTAACTTATCTACATGATTACCAAAATTATTAACAGGACCGGATAGTGCTGGGAATACTTTGGCTAAATTATTAATTAAACCACCAAAAGATGCAATTTCTTTACTAAAACTTGACACGAAGCCGTCAAATACTCTGGAAGCATTCCCCATATCCAAACCTCCACCACCCATATAACTAAGAGCAGACGATGCTAAACCTCCAATGTTTTTATACTGAGGTTGAATCATTCCTCCATTACTAGCATAAGATAGTCCACCATTATTAATAGCTTTTAATAAAGGTAAGTGCTGTTGCGTTGCACTTCTATTGATAACGTATTCACCTGGGGTGAGCATGGCTGGTACAGTATCGGTTCCTACAGGTTTGTAGTTTACTAGAGACGCTTTGCCTGCACCCATACCTCCAGAAATATGACCACCGGTAGCAGCATTAACAGTACCAACTTCTTGTAATTGTTTGAATTTCTTTAAAGCAATAAATTCTGGATTATCAAACGGATTTGGAGCACCAGCTAATGTAAAGTTGCTACTACCTCCTACATGATCATTGAAAATACTACCAGCTTCTACAATTTGACCATAAGCCTTAGCGCCAGTAGTTTCCAATGCGTTTTGATACTTACTTAAGAAATCTACTGAAGGAATCTGAGTACCAGCAATGTTTATAGAACCTCCCGCCGTAGCTGATTGTAGAACAGGTCCTGCTGCGTTTAAATCAACAGTCTCTGCTTTGGTTGTTCCAGGGTTAGGCTTACTGTAATAAACAAGCGAATCCCAAAGTTTATATGTGGATTTTAAAGCGTGTAAATTATTATCAAGATTTTCCTCATATTTAGCGTAACTATCGTCTGCTAGGTTTCCCTTGAAATCGAAGTCTTTAGCATAATCAATCATACCCTGTCTATTGGCAACAGGCATTCTTTTTCCAAAATCTAAAGCTTTAGATATCAAACCCATTATAGTAGTGCCTTCGCTCAAGACATTACCATCTAAATCATAAAAATTAGCTAAATCCCCAGAATCAACGGTTTTGTCTTTATTAGCATTAAATAATGTGGCCATACCAGTATTAACTAAAGTATCAGCAGTTGTTAAACCTCCACCAACGCTATAAGCTTTACGCTCATATATACGTCTTAAAGTATTTCTATCAGCAAAAACTGTTCTTCTAAGATCTTCTGGACTGTAACCCTGAATACCTAAGCGATCTCCAACCTTACCATAATCTTCAGCACTCGTGATGCCACCAAATTCATAATCAAATGTTGATCTTGTATATTTATAAAAATCTCTCCCAATAACTCTAGAAAGATTTTTCATTTGTTCTTTTTCGGTTTTACCTTTTAATTGTTTTGGAATTACTAAAGGTCCGAAATTATCAGAAGCTTTACCATAAATAGCAGGATCCATTTGACCCGTATAAGCAGCTAAAGCATCGATCATCTTAAGATATGTATCAACACTTTCAGTCATTTGGAAAGACTCTTTACTTTTCTGTGTAGATGTACTCTCCACATATTTGTATAGTCTTCTTAAGAATTCTGATTGATATTCTTTACCAAAATCTTTGTTTCTAGCATCATCAGCACCAACCACAGACCAAAGACCAAAACGAGCAGCAACATTGTCTGTGACTTCTTGACTACCTGGCTGATACATATTTTTGAGAATATCTAACATGGTAGCGCCTTGACTTTCATTGCCTACCTTCATTAATTGGTTTAGATTTCCTTCAGCATTTAAGTCTGTCATTAAATTAGGATCTAAATTCTTAAACCATTCATCGACATTGGTGTTTTCATCGATAGGAGCTTGTATGCCTAAAGATTTACCAAAAGATTTGAGATATTTTCTAATAGCATTTTGAGTTCTGGTAGCATGTGTTTCTGGTTTAACAGTGCCTAGAGGAGCCCCGTATAATAATTCATCCGTACTTTTGTTTTGATTAAAAGGATTAATAAAATTATGAGCAACTTTAGCAGGATGATTAAATAGTAAATACTCTAAACTATTCATACCCATACTACCATCACCATACATTCTTCCTTCAGGGTTTTTCTTTAACTCATCTCTATATCCCCATCGTTCTGTTTGGAATAAATGTTCTAATTCTTTGTCTTTAAATTCCTTTTCTTTTGTATAATAATTATCCCATAAAGAATGTCTACCTTTAAGCTCTTGACGAATTCCTGATTGTTTCTGTAACCAATCTTTAAGTTTTTTAGGATCTGTAACTCCAGATTGTTCAGAATATTTTGCAACCATTTTTGCTATATCTGCTTTTGTTTTAATCTTTTGCTTATCTGTAGCTTGAGCTTGTGAGTTTCCAGCCATCCAATCTTTATTATTAGTCTTAGAAGATATATCTGTTTTTAAAGCTTTTACTTCAGCATCTACCTGTTCTTGAGTAGAAGCAACGCTTAATAAACCTGGGTCTATAGCTTTATCACTAACTCCTTTAACTTGACCAAAAGCTTTAATATAATCTAATTTGACAGAATTAAATTTCTTTAAGAGAGCAAAGCTAGCGCCTTCTGTATTTTTAGTCTCTTCAAGATCTGAAAATCTTTGTGTAAAACCAGCCATAACAGTTGAGTTTTTTCTATTTGCTGTTCCAGTATCTTGCTGTGCTAATAGCCCTTGAAGAGTGGCATTATCATCTATAACACCATCTCTAAGCATTCTTTTTTCTTTCTCTGTAGGCGGTTCTGTATTGGGTTTTACAGGAGGTTTCAGATTAAATGTAGGCTTATCTCCTGTAGGAACACCAAGATTATATTGAGCTCTAAAATCACTATCTAGCATAGTCTTAAGCTGACCTCTTCTTTGGAGGTAAGCTTGTAAGGTATTCCCATGAGCAGAAGGGTTACTATACATATCTGAGACTTTTTTATTAATGAATAAATATTCTTCTTCGGCATCTTTACGCTGTTTTTGTGTCAATAACTGACCCTCAGCTACGCCTGTAGAACCCTGACCACCCATACCTAGTTCAAATTCAGGAATACTAATATTTCTATATAAGAAATTAACTCTTTTAAGTGGATCTTTTAGCTTTAAAGAGGCTGCAGCATTTTGAACCTGGCCGAACTTGTATTGACCGTCTGTTCCAAATTGAACTTGGTCCATAATACCCCTATCTGTTGTTCCAAATGTTCTTTTGGTTTTTTCTGTCATTTGCTCAATAGCGTCTTTAGCTGCTTGATCTTTAGCTTTAGAAGATTTATCTGGATAACCACCAGGTAAAGGCTTAGGTGATTCGCTTTGTGATGATGATCTTTTAGACGGATCAGGTGTTAAACCAAAACCGAGCATGCCACTAAGCATTTCACCAATACCTGAACCGGTATAGTAACCCCGACCAACGCTACCACCCATCCAATCGTCCAGAAATTGTGACCAAGTCCTTGACCCGCTACCAGTAGGTGGTTTAGGTTGACTCGGCTTAGGTGTTTCACCCGGCTTAGGTTTAGACGATTGTCCTGGCTTAGGTTTAGACGATTGTCCTGGCTTAGGTTTAGACGATTGTCCTGGCTTAGGTTTAGAAGATTGCCCTGGCTTAGGTTGATCTGGTTTAGGTTTAGGCTGACCCGGTTTAGGTTGATCTGGTTTAGGTTTTGGTGATTCAGCCTTTGGTTTTGGCGGCGCTTGGCTACCTGGTTTAGGTTTAGGTGTTGCTGCGGCAGCTCTCGACCCTGGCTGCAACAGTTGTCTAACATTAAATCCATTACGCGATAAATTATCTAAAAGATCGTCAGCATAATGACCTCTCCCTAAAAGCTGATCATAATCTGCTCGCATGAGACTATTATCTAAAACAGTTTTCATTGAGCTCAATCGTTTTTGGAAAAGTTTTATTGCAGCATCATCTAAACCCATACCATCAAACATTTTAGAATGTCTCATCATATCTGGATGTAGAAGTTTTTGTAATTTTCTAAAAGTAGCACTTTGAATTTGAGGGTCTCTACCTAATACCTCATATATACCTTTACCATTAGGAGACATAATATCATCTACTAATTGTTGCGGTTTACCTGCATACAAAGTTTCTTCTAGAGCCATAGCTAATTTTTTCATTTGAATTGCACCAGCTCTAGCAGTAGCAGATGCTGCACCACCAGTAGCACCAGATGCCCCAGTAGGTCCAGGTAACCCAGTAGGTCTAGCTCCTCCTCCAGGTAACCCAGTAGGTCTAGCTCCTCCAGATGGTTTTATTCCTGGTGGTAAACTCAATATATCATCTACAGAACCAATATTTAATGTAGCATTTGGCTGACCTGTAACTGGTATTTTATTACCAATATTTCTAGAATTATTAGCAGCTTTAGTTCCAGCAGATTTTGTAGCCATATCAATAGCATCTTCTACAGTCGGGCGAGCCGCATTAACTCCTGTAGTACCACCCTGTCTGACAAATTGTTGAACTATTGCTCTTGGAGGTATAGATCTGCTAATACCTTTCGCAACAGCATTGGCGCCCATACCACCTGCTACCACATCAGCTCCGAAGCCTAACCATTGTCCGGCATTATACGAACCAGGATTGTCATTAACCTTTTGCTCAATACGCTTTTGCCATGAATCAGGTAACATACTGTATGCAAAACTATTAACCGCATGACCAGCCATATTACCACCCATAGCACCTGCTACAGTAAAGATGGGAACACCCCACGCACCCAGACCTCCTGAAGCTACCGCAGCCGTACCACCTAAAACAGCACCAATACCACCGCCAATAATACCTCCAATAGTAGGCAATGCCTTTGAAGCTAAACCATAGAAAAACGCTTCCCAATCTGTAGAACGAGATTGTATAATTCTTTGTTGTAAAAGCTCTCCAAATCCTTGACTTGTAGCACTATCCATAGGAAATGAAGAATCGCCACCATAAAATCTACCACTATATGTAGAACTTCCTATATCCCCAGTACCAACACCCCGCCCTAAAGGAATACCATGAGCAGCTTCCATTGTTCCAGCAAAAATTTTAGCATCTTTAACACTTTTAAAATTACCAGAATTAAATTTCATGCCTCTATCAGGACTAGACCCTGTAATCCAATCCCAAAAACTAGCTTGTTTGTCTTGGTTTTTCTCGTTTTTCTCCCATTCAGGCACTAATGATCTTAAGCTTTTATAGCGATTAACCTTAGTTGTGGTAAAGTATTGTTTTTGATGTTTCTGAATAGCTTGATTCATTGATTTAAGCTCTCGTTCAGAAACAGCACTATCTTTATTTCCAAAATACCTATCCATATACCCATATGGTACATGATCTTTATATTCTTGGAAATTGTCTAAACTTTTTTCTGGATAAGGAGATAAAAGATTAAAATTACGATTAACAGTTTTTAAACCTGGTCCGATTTGTCCACCATCAGCATAATAACCAACACTACCACCACTACTATAGCCACCACTATTAATAGATTTTAATAAAGGTAAATTCTTAGAAGTTGCTGATCGATTAACAACAAACTCACCAGGCGTTAACATAGCAGGAACAGTATCGGTGCCTTTAGGCGTAAAATTAACAAATTGACCAGCAGAAGCATATACCACACCTCCACTAGACATTTTATTAGAGTCCTTAGGTTTGCCTAAACCTAGTCTATCAGCAACTGCGTTAAACTCTTTAACAATTTCTGCAGTGGCTTCTTTCATTTTAGTAGCGAAAGCGTCTGCGCTTTTCTTTAAAGTATCCGCTGCTATTACTGCTCCACTATTTAATAAATTAGATTGTTGCTTAACAGCTTCTGTTTGTATTCTAGCAGCTTCTTGATACGCATCAATAAATGGTTTAACAGCAGGATTTGCATCAGGAGCGGCGAAATCACCAGCGAATGATTCTCTAAATTGTTTAAAGACAGCGGGATTAGCACCATTAGCCTCTAAAATACGCATAGCATTTTCAAAGAATTTTTGTTGCGTTTTCTGGAACTGCTCAGGAGTTTGAGTTGACTCCATCATATTAAGACTATTAGTACCTCTAGCAATATCTGTAATAGTTCCTGTACCTGCCATAACATTAGAATAAGACTGTTGTTCTTGCCTCATACCTAACAAAGCTTCTGGGTTATTTATGTTAGAAAGAAAACTCATAACACCACTTCTTCGTCCAGAAGAAATTCTTTGTTGCTCATCAATCTTTTTCAATGCATTAGATGCTCTATCTGTACTAGTTGCTAATATATCTAAAGCTTTTTGATATTTATTAATTTTAGAAGTTAATTTAGCAACTTCACCAGAGCCTAAAGCAGTCGTTTGGGAATTAGGATCAGCTTCAATTTGTCTTTGTCTTTCGATAGCAGAAGCTAACTCTCTACCAATTTTTTCAGGATCTGTGGTACCTCCGGTTAATCCTGATACAGAATTCATGAATGGTGCATTAAGACTACTTAACGATAATGTTTTATTAAATTTTTCTGATAATTGTAAAGCACTATTTAATTGAATATCTTTAACTCTAATAGCGTTATCTGCAAGTTTAGATAGTTGAGCGCTTAGTTGATTAGATAAGCCTCCAAGTTTTCTATTAAAATCAGCTTGTTCTTTAGCATACTTTTCAAAAGTTGCTCTGGCTTGCTCAGCAGCCTCATCTAATTCCTTCAGTCCATCTATATAGTTTGCTAAATCTTCAAAAGAGTCTCCTTGTCTCGAACCTGTTTTATCATTAATAAAATTAATAACATTACTCTTAAGATCTCTTTTTAAATTTTCACCAATATCTAAACCTTGAAACATAGTGTCTAATCTACCACGAATACTAGTTTCTGAACCAGCGTCTAAATCTCCACCAGTTCCTGTTTGTCTAAGAATTAAAGGCAGCTCTTTTTGCAAGACTTGAATACCCTTGATAAGACCTGCCATCGTTTGGGTTTCTTTAGTATCTCCAAGATCTTTATTAATTTGACCAACAGCTTGCGCTAATTCTGCATTACTAGCAGCAGTAATATTAGATAAAATTCTTACATTATCTTCGTTAGGATTTAGCGAACCAGCTTGACCTCCGCTGTAAATATCAGAAACCTGACTCATTTTATCTATATTAGCATTTAAATCTCCGATTGTTCGATTCATAACGCTGCCTAATCGATTCATTACATCTACTAAATTAAGAGTAAATTTATTAATAGACCTATTGATAATTTGCATACGTTTAGCTAATCCCTCAGCCCTAGACTTTTCTCCAAGAGCTTCTTGAGCCTCTGCTTTGGCAGCCTGAGGATCAGAATCATAAACTCTCGAAGCCTCAACTTCATCCATTCCTTCTCTTTTTCTTTTTTCTATAAAAGTACTTCTTAATAACTCTCCTTGAGCTTTATCAATAGCTGCGTTAGCTTTTTGTCTTTGTGTAGGATCTAGACTATCTAAATATTCTTGTACAGACTGATTCTGTCCTACAGCTTCTAGGTCTGCATCTGCTCCGATAGCTTGACGAGCTGTCATCTCTCCTAAAAGATTAGCATCATTCATTCTACCACCAGGAGTTCTAAATCTACCAAATTGCATTTCTTTCTGATCCATAGACAAACCAGAATTTTCGATTGCATCTACAGCAGGTATTAGTCTATCAGCGAAAGCTTCATTTCTTACATCCATAGACTGCTGATTACCAACCAATGTATTTAAATTCTCTAATTGTTGCAATTGTTGTTGTAGAATAGCCCTGTCTCGTTCAGCCGAACCCATAAAAAAGCTAAAAAAGCCTGAAAAAAGTCCTGTCAAAGCACTAATACCTACCATTGTAGCGAGTTGGCCTGTCATTGCTTTGAGTGCTGGTGA